TCAACGTTAACTTCAACCCTATTACTGGTGAATACGAGTACTACTACAAGATCCCTAACGACGTTAAACGCAAAATTAGAGAAGGTGATAAGCTTTTTGTAAATAGTGTACCTTGGGGTTTCGTAGAAGCTGTAGAGAATAATCAAGACTTTAAGTTCGATAGAAATAATCTGTTCCATCTGCAAAATCTCTCAGCAGGTCAGCAGATTAACGGCGTTGCAGTTCCACCGCTTATCTCTCTGTTCTATCTTGTTTTCTATCAAGCAACGCTAAGAAAGGCTAACGAGTCTGTAGCAACTGACTTTATGTCTCCGCTTCGTGTGATTTTCCCGCAAGCTCAGACAGCAAACAGCGATCCTGTTTCACAGATCAGTCTACGTAACTTCGTTGAGCGTATGCAGGCTAATTTGGTCAAGCATAAGCAAGATAATAATCACGTTGTAGTAGCGCCTGTTCCTATTGGATATCAAGCAATTAGCGGTGAGGGTAAGAGTCTTCTAGTAGCTTCAGAGATTCAACAAGCTGAAGATTCGATTCTTCTGGCTCTTGGCGTTTCACGAGAATTGCTAGCAGGTACGACTAACTGGACAAGTTCAACTACTGGACTACGTCTTCTAGAAAATACTATGCTTTGCTACACAGGGCAGATCGGTGACTTAATTTCATGGATTATGTCTCGTGTATCGAAGTACTTGAACCTTGAAACTTGTGAAGTAGACCTTGCGCCGTTCAAGCTTACTGATGATCTTAACTTACAGCAAATGCTTATCCAAGCTGTCCAAAGTAATAATGGATCACTGTCTAGTCTGTACGAATCTTTTGGTATGAACTTTTCAGAAGAACTGGACAAAATGAGGGAAGACGCTATTAGTCGTGCAGTTAGCGAAGTCAAGACGAAGCTAGAAGTAGATCAAAGTACGTACTTGGCCGCTCGTGAAACAGGAGACAGCTTCGACCGTAACAATGATTACAAGACGGCTCTGGCTAAGGCTCAACAAATCGCTGAACAGCTTTATACTGCTGATGATGGTACAAAACGTGCTATACTTAACCGTCTAAAATTAGAAGATTATGCGATGTTCATGTTAGTCGCTAAGCTTCTAGAAGAGTACGCAGAAAACCAGCAGGCACAAATGGCTATGCAACAGGTTGGTCCGGATGGCAAACCGATCCCAGGACAGCCTGGTCAAGCTCCAGGTGCTCCAGGCGGAGAGGAAGATTCTGCTGACGAACCCACTAACGGAGCAGGGCAACCAGAACACCAAAATGGCTCTGGCGAAGAGAAGCAAAATGATACTTCCAGCGGCCCTGCTGCGCAACAGTAAAGGAAATTAAATGGCTTCAAAAGATGGCGTTACAAATGGAATCATCACAGCTGAACCAATGGCGTTTCCGGGCTTCGGCCCGAAACCGGTCGATGAAAGTGATTTCAAGAACTATTCAGTAAAATACGCACAGATCGACATTATGGATCCAGGCTCACGAGCTGAGCTTGAAATCATAGAAACCAAAGCAGTTAAAGGACAAGGTATTATTATTCTGACTAAGGATAAATTTACCTTTATGGACAAATACTATATGGTAGTGAGCTACCTGCAATTAGAGACACGAGATGCCGACACCAGCCGATAATCTACAACTTATCTTTTCATCGCCTAAGGAAATTCGCCAACGTGTGGATGCTTCCTTAATGCAAGGCATCGCTTCTCAATTCCCTATCGAGGGTAAGAATTATGTTCTTACTCTTGAAGATATTCGCACCGAACCAAAAGAGTTCACTCACCTTGATGAGAAAGATGCGATTCTTAAATCAAAGTCTCTTGCATATCCTATTCGTGGTCACATCAAACTGATCGACAAGGCTACTGGCAAAGTAATTGATGAGAATAAGAATTTCTCTTTGATGGATGCATTCCACATTACTCCAAAGCACACGATGCTTTATAAGGGTAATAACTACTCAGTAGCAAATCAGCTCCAGCTTAACCCTGGAGTTTATACTCGTAGTAAAGAAACTGGCGAACTAGAGTCTCACTTCAACACTGGCTCAGGTCGAAGCTTCTCCATTACGCTTGATCCACAGACATTCCAGTTTTCAGTACATCCTGCAAGCTCGTCTTCAACTATTCCTCTTGGACCGTTGGTCTCAAGAGTTTTTGGCATTGGTCCCAAAGAAGTAAGTCAGTATGTTCCTGCGCAGGTTTGGGAAGCCAACCTTGCTTCCTCAGCAGGGAAAGAGCAAAAGATCATCAATGATCTATACAGCAAGCTAGTGTCAACTGGTAAGCAAAAGCCAACAGCCAGTACAGAAGAAAAGATCATGCAACTCCGTGAATCAATGGAAGCATCGTCTCTTTCTCCGCAAACAACTTTGGTTACGCTAGGAAAGTCACTTGGTTCAGTTAATTCTGAATCGATTCTACGTGCTATGAAGAACCTTGTTCAAGTACACGCAGGTGACCGTGAAGAAGATAATCGAGATTCTCTGCAATTTAAACGTGTTCAGAATCTGCCCGACTTCATCCGTACTCGTTTCAGCAAGCACGAAATGCTCCCAAGCATCCGTCGTAAGCTTCTAGCAGGCCTTGACAAGACCAAGAATCCATCCCTGCGTGACGTAGTGGTCAGCAAGCCCTATAACAAGGTTATGACGGGCTACATCATCGATTCTAACCTGGTATCTACTCCTTCGGAAACGAACCCGCTAGAGAGCCTGGAAAGCGTCGGAAAGGTCACTGTACTAGGTGCCGGTGAAGGCGGTATTGCTTCAGACCGTGGCGTACCTATGTCAGCACGAGATATCGACCCATCTCACCTTGGCATTATCGATCCTAGCCGTACGCCGGAATCAGGTCACGCTGGTATTGACCAACGTTTCACTATTTCCGCTCGTCGTGATGATAGTGGAAATCTGTATTCACGAGTTCTTGATAAACAAGGAAAGCAACATTACCTGTCAGTGCAGGAAATGATGACAAGCACAATCGGCTTTCCACATCAAGAAGGCAAGAAAACAGTACAAGCTCAGGTTCGGGGTGCGCTTAAAGAAGTTCCTGTAAACCAAGTAGATTACTGGCTTGCAGATACGACAGACATGTACACGATTACGACTAACCTCGTACCGTTCTTGAATAGTAATCACCCTGGCCGTCTAACGATGGCAGGTAAAGCTATTCCCCAGGCGCTTTCACTTGTTAATCGTGAGAAGCCTCTTGTACAGACTGTTACTGGTGGTGGAGTAAGTTTCACTAAGGCAATCGGCAACGTTATTAGCACGATTGCACCTGTAGCTGGAACAATCACAAACGTCACCAAGTCACAAATCCATATCAAAGACGACGTAGATGGCCGTACTCACAAAGTAGATCTAGTTAAAAATCTACCGTTCAACATGAAGGGTTTCCTTGATGATGAAAAGCCTCTCGTTAAGGTTGGCGATAGAGTTGCAGATGGTCAGCCTATTTCTGATAACAACTACACAGTTGACGGAGAACTAGCGCTGGGTAAAAATCTTGAAGTTGCGTACATGCCGTATAAGGGCTACAACCACGAAGACGGTTTGGTAATTAGCCGTTCATGTGCTGATAGTCTAAGCAGCCATCACGCATATAAGGTTGACTATGCAGTACAGCCTATCTCAACTATGAGCAAGACTTTGCTAGCTCGCCACTTCCCGGGCAGGTTCACTAAAGAACAGCTTGAGAAACTAGATGAACGTGGCTTTGCTAAGGTGGGTGCAACTATGAATCACGGCGATCCAGTGTATGCTGTGCTTGAAAAACGTGAGCCTACGTCAGAAGACCGAATGCTTGCACGTCTTCACAAATCGCTGGTAAATCCTTACCGAGTAGTTAGCGAAGCTTGGACTCATGAAGAGAATGGTACTGTAGTAGATGCACATACTGAAGGCAAGAATATTCGTCTTCTAGTACGTTCAGTTAAGCCGCTTGAGATTGGCGATAAGTTAACAGGACTTCATGGTAATAAAGGTATTGTTTCACTGATTCTTTCTGATAACGAAATGCCGTTCAAGAAAGAGACTGGCGCTCCGGTTGATATTCTGCTTAACCCCGCTTCAGTAACTTCACGTATTAACTTGGGTCAGCTTATGGAAACTGCTGCTGGCAAGATTGCTAAGGTGACTGGGAAACCTTACTTTGTGCATAACTTTGCCAAGTCAAGCAACGTTTCTCAGCTTAAGAGTGAACTTGATAAACTAGGCGTAAGCGACACTGATATGATGGTGGATCCTAAGACTGGTAAAGATCTAGGCAAGATTCTTACAGGCCCTCAGTACTTTCTGAAGCTGTACAAGACTACCGACCAAAACTGGTCAGCTCGTAACGTTGGAAGCTACGATAATGTACTTCAACCTACGAAGGGCGGTGAAGAAGGCTCTAAGTCAGTT